AGTCGTCAATTCGCCGCCAGCAACAATCAAATATGTTCCTGCTTTAGGAATTGTAATACTAGCAACAATAGCACCAACCGTGCCTGATAGTGCCGTCGTACTTGTGCCTGTTGTAATATCACCATGATATACCTTTTTGCCGGCCCATGTGAGAGTGCCATCGGGAAATCCAATTAAAGCCATATCCGCACCGTTTTTAACTGCGTGTAAACCGAAAACACCCTGTATGTCTTCATTAGGACTATTACTTCCGATTAAGTCTATCCTTGCTCCATTACTAGCATTACGACCACCACATATAACAGAACCACTTTCATTGTCATTAGCAAATATAACCCCACTCATGTACCCACCACTCAGCGGCAGATACTTAGCAACCTCTGTGTCCGTGTACGCTTTTGCGGTCGTCAGTACCCCGTCAGCGTAGTTTTCTGCGGCTGTCTGTGCCGTGGTGATTGCTGTCCTGATGTCGCTGTGTGCCGTGGTGCTGGCGTTATGATTGGGGATTGCTGTGCGGATATCGGCATGGGCGATGGCACTTTCGTTATGGTCTGTCAATGCATCCTGCAATTCACCTACGACGGTTTTCAGCGTTTTGTTGTTGTCGTCCAAATCGACAACATCTTCAAAACCTGTTTCAGGGTAGAAATCCACTTTCTGTCCATCGATGGTTTCGTTAAGTATAGCGTGTTCCATGTTTACCTCCTTTAATATGCATCTTTTGAAAAAACATGCATTTTATGCGGTGCGTTTCCAGACATAGACGGAAAGGTACGGTGGCATATTGTTGTGGGGAGCATTGCCACCTGTGTTTGCCACGATTGCGGTGTGGGAATGTTCTCCTCCTGCGTTAACATTCAGCGTGTGAGAATGATATCCAGAATTGCTTGTTTCTCCCGTCCAATTGCGTGCAGCATCAAAGGACAGAATGCCATCCGTGCGGTCTGTATTTGAACCATTTATGCCATGAATAACAGATACGCGACCATCGTTGGATGAAATATAGAATGCCCCGCGGCTATATAAATCGTTGTTTTCGCCGATATATCCTAGTGCATATGGGCTATAAGCACGGTCACCATCGTTTGATAGCGTGGACCCCGTGATGTTCATCGTGCCTCGGGTATGGGTGTGTCCCCCCGCACCATTAGCACTACCACTATGGATGTGGCTACCGCTTGAGTAAATATTCACCCCATGCGTATGACTAGGCATCTCGCTGGTAGTCAGCGTGTGGGATGCCTCACCGCCTGTGGTGCCTGCGGGGTAATTGGCGGATGCCGACAGCAGGAATTTGCCCTGGACCTGCTCCCAGGTGCCGCCAAAAAGCTGCGACGGATTTACCGCAGAGGCGCTGATGTAGATAGCACCGACAGGGTACGCATCGAGGACATTAAAGCAAAACAGCGATTTGATATTATTCGCCAGGGTAGCCAAATCATCATCGGGGGCATCGAGGTTATACTGTGCCAGCACTCGCCCGATGGCGGCAGCCATGATAGATGTCTGCCGATAGAGTTTATTATGCATGGTCGGCTCCGCGAGGCCAGGCAATACACCACCGATGCGTTGGGTGGCCGCTTGGTATTCGCTGTCTGTCATAATATTGGAGCCATTTTCGTCAAAAATGAGGAATTTGTTTGTCGCCATTAGTTACCTCCCACGGTGGCATTGCTGGCCCAATGCGAGCCATAACCACTCATATAAAGCGTGTCGTAATCATAGGTGAAAAGCGGGAAACCTGTGAGGTCTACGATGGTCAAGAGATTTATCCGCACACCTTCGGGCTTTGGCAGGATATAGCCATTTGTAATGATTTCCCGCTGCAAGGTGGTAAATTCTCCTGAAACCACGATATTAAAGGACATATCCTGCAGGTCTTGGATTTCAAAGATTACCGTGTCGGGGTACAAATTCATCCATGCCTCTTTCAGGCTTGCAGCATTGCCTTTCCATTGGTTTTTGATGATTGCCGCCTTGATGACCAGGCGGTAGGTTTCGTCATCCATGACAGGGCTATCTTCCGAAGGCTGGAATTTAAGCACACGGCCTACACCGACAATCCTGCCCAGGATGTCAAGCTGCGGACCGACCGCATTGTCCACATCAAAGGCGCTGATGATATCCTCTGCGGTTTTCTCCACAGCCGAGGTGTTTCGTAGGTCTATCTGCTTTTCATCATCGTAATTGATGCGCTTGAAGACCACTCCGACTTTGTCGAAATTTACCTGCAGGCCTTTCATGAAAGCACCGACGGTATCGACGGATGCGAAGGTGCGTGATTTCATCTCTTCGCCCACGGTGTCGGCTGTGATTTCATCGCGTTTGTAGGTCAGCAGGCGCTGCACCCAGGCCATGTAATTAGGAGAAAACCGATATTGCGGGGTTATCAGCTTACGATAGTATTCATAAGGATGTGCCATCAGTTAACCGCCTCCACATCGATTTCATCGAGGTTTGTCTGCGGTATTTGGTTATAGGTGATAACGATATCATTCGTGCCGAGGCTTTCAGCGCTGGTGCCAATTTTCAGCGATTGCACACCGAAGGTCGGAGCATTTACATCAGCGTTGCACCCCACCGCTATGCCGATGAGCATGGAAACGGAAATATTGCTGCCCATCGTCAGGCTGGCCAGGTAATCATTGATTGCATTGGCCACATCGGATGCGGATGCCGAGATATAGCCTTTATACTTTTTCAGCTTAACCTCGACATATACATCAACATAGGTCGGGCGGCAGAAACGGACATAATTCACATATCCGTTATCACCGATGATTTCCTCCGTCTGGTCGCCATTGGTATAGCATCCGATGCCCTTGTGATACAAAATAGCATTTGCAATCTCGCCACGGTCACCGCCTTCCACTACGCAGGTGATGGAATGGGCAGGCAGGCCATAGGGATTTGCGGTCGATACATCGGCGCTGTTGGTGTCGTTTTCGTAGACCGCCACACGGTTTACCTCATCGATTGCCATGATTGCTGCCAAAGTGCCATCGAGCATGGTCTGGGAGGGCATGGCTACGGATTTTGTTTGACGGAGCCGCAGCGCACCATCCGTTTCGATTTCGTTACCGATAACAGCGGTGCCTTCGTTGGTAACCGAGGTCCAGCCATAGGTCGGGGTGTAGATTTTACTGAGGTCGCCAATTGCGACGGTTACTGCGCCGGCAATCTCGCAGGTGGCCGTGGTGACCACGGTACCACTCTCGGGAATGATGACCATTTTGGGCAGGTCCCACAGGGTATTGGCGGCGTCCTGAATAACGCCGTTCAAAATCTGCGTGTTGGGAAGGCCCGTGATTTTTACGTCGCAGGTGGAATAGCCCGCCTCCTTTCTTTTCAGGCCATTCATCTTGCACACCACGTCAAGGGACGAGCCGATTGCCGTAGCCGGGGACCGGGCATTGTAGGCATACATCAATGCCTGGAGCATATCATAGGTTTTAAGCGCAAATACCGAGATGAGCTGGTAATCGGCGCTGTCGTTTTCTAAGTAAATATCATCGCCAAAGATAGCTTTGGCACCGTCTACCATATCATCAACGATGTCCTGGTAGCGGGGAATGTGGAGCCCTGTTTCGTCGATATAAGGAGCTACATAGGCCATTAATTACTCCTCCTCGCTGCTAATCTCCACCACACCGAAGGTGGTGCTGACGGAGCACTTGAAAGTATAAATACGGTTTACAAATTGAGATTTCCATTCATTGATGCACAGAACATTCGCCGTTCCCTCAATGCGGTCCTGGAATATTAGGTCAACCACGTCGATATGCTCGGGCGTTCCAGGGGCGCCGAGTATCTCTTCCCATAGCGGCAGACCGTCGGTGCGGTCCTCCCACCATTCCTTATACAATAATTTAATCCTTGACTTTATAGCCTGCGCGACGGCCTCTCGGTCTGTGAGATAGTTTTGCAGGCCGTGACCGAAGGTGTAGTCCCATTTATCATCTAATCTTCGATACCGCATCTCACCCTCCTATAAAAACATTAGGGCTGCCGACCGAGTGCGTGCCGGTCTTGCCACAGCTCTTGCAGGTCGTAATATCGCCCACACGCGTCGCTTTTTTGCCATTGATATATACAGTACCACTCCCGCTTGTGGAGGCGAACGTGCCCCCGTGTGAGCAGTTTGTGGGGCCTTCGTCGCCCAGGCGGTGAGCTCCTAGACCGTTTATATTGACGTTAGGCGAGGTCGTGCCGTTATTGCCTGCCCGCGAGTGCGGACAATCGGGAAGACCGAGGTCACACACGCCCACCGTGCCGTCCCCAAGCCGTGTTGCTGCTGGCATATCATCACCTCAGTTAATATTGACGGTGGCGCCCTGAATGTTGATATTACCCGAGGCCACGATGTTAATGTCCGAGCCGCTTATCTCCACATAGGCATCGCCCGCGTCGTTGCGGAGCTGTGCCGTTGTGGTTGAGTAATTGGGCAGCACCCGAGGCTGGCTCCACGGTCCGATGATGGCAAATCCATCAGATAGGTCATGTCGCCGGCAATCGATTTGATTTTGCACGCCGCCAGACTGCCACCAGGCATCGATGCACATGTCGGCAAATACGACGACACATTCGTCGCCTGGCTGAATAGGCATGGTCAGCGTATACCCGCCAGCCCTGGGCAGCACCACAGGAACATCGACGAGTAATGGAATTTCCAGCCAATCGAGGTCGCCTTCGTTATTCAGGCACTCCCTTATCGCAGGTCGCACCGTCACCGTCTGCTCGGCAGCGTCGAAGGATTGCACGATACCGGGAATGGCCACCCGCATTTTGGTTTCCAATCTGCGGTTTTCCAATGCCCTCTCTCGGGCGGGGTTATCTTCTCTGTCTGCAATAGTAAGCATAAAATCACATCCCTGTCGGGTTTTGCATTGAATTACCCATCATCGCCAGAAGGACGCCCTTGCCGTAGCGGGAAACACCGTCACATTCCGTATACCATTCATTACCGCGGGTGTCGCCTTTGTGCGTCAACCTAAAAACCTGGTATATCCACTCATCATCAATCGGGCTGCGGTGTTTGCCCTTCTCCGGCGTTGCCGTGCTCTCCTTCATCTCACTGTTTTTCAGCTGCACGAGGGAGCCGAGGTGAATGTTGGGATTGAGCAAAAGGGTGAAGGAACAGCCGTCCTGCGTCTGTGCAGGCAATCCCACGAGCCCTGTTTCTGGCGAGGTAACTATAGCCTCGTCCCTGGCGGGGTCCGTGAATTTGTCCAGCACGATATCGTTTCCCTCCATATAGAATGTGGCCTGGTTTCCACGCACAACATCATTCAGATACTGCCGTGGGGTACCGAAAAACACCTTGCCACGTGGCAGGCGGCGCTCTTCCAGGTTTTCCGACACATGGGAGGTTACGATGCCCGAGGTATCGCATACCCGCTGCACGATTTGGCGCTGATTAAGCCCTCGCTGATTGGTGAAGGCAAGCCACTCGATATTGAGCTGGTTTCTACCGTCCACACAAAGCAGCGTGAGGATATAATCAACATTTCCTTCTCGGTTGCGGGCAGGCCATAGGATTTTGCCGTCAAATATCACGCCGTATTGCTGCGGCTCGGCCTCCTGCAAGGTGACTTTTCCATTCTCGTCGGTGGTTTTCGTAAGAACGCCGGAATAGCCAGCCTTGAGAATAACGCGGTCGCCTTCCTTGATGATTTTATTTTCCATCTCAGCGGTGAGGTTGTAGATATTGATGGTGGCAAAATTATGTGTCTCTCGCTCCCTGTGGACCTCAAAAGTGATGCGCAGGTCGGAAACATTCCACGCCTGATCATCATTTTTGTCGGCGATGATTACCTCCCATTTTCTAATCCAAAGGTTGCCTGTGTTAGGGGCGGTTTGATTTCCATCCGTAGAGGCACTGCTCTCGATATACTTCGGTGTGGAGCCTGCAGCTACATCAATTCCTGTCGAGGCGCTGCTGTCCATGCCAACAAAATCGCTCATGTGCTATCACCCCAGACGAGGATGAATTTGGTGCCCAGGGTATTGTTGTCGGGGTGCATGAGGTTGTTGGATATCTCGCGCAGTATATATGCCTCGCCGATATCGAGGTACTCGTACTGTGCAAGCATATTCCCGCCAAGCACCAACGGCACACCTGCCACCTTCAGCTCCGAGCCGACGTAAACGTCCATATACCAATAATCATAGAAATCGCTGTAGTTTAGCAGCAGACGAAGATTGAGGTTTACGGTGTTGTTTTTCAGCGATACCGTGCAGGTGTAAAAGGTATTTGGAGAGCAGTTAACAGGAATTTTTGCATATGCCATTACGTCTGCCCTCCCATTTTCTGCCGCAGGCCCTTTTCCCCTGTGCCGGTAGCTCCCGCATAAATACTCTCGCGTTCCTTCAGCTCCTCGGCCTGCTGCTGGCTATTTTTCTGCGATGCGCTTGTCCACTCCCTGGCGCTTACCTTTTCCGTGCCTACGGAAACCATCATTATTTCCTCCAGCTGCAAGGTGGCTCGCAGGCCATCCGTCGTGCTGCTGTCGTGGTCGTAGCTGACCGAGGTAATAAGCATGTTTTCGTAGTTTTTGAAATGGGTCCGCACCTTGATGGGTATCCGCAGGCGCTGAATTTCAATGAGCCAATCGTATGCCCTGGAGCTCTTTGTACCGCTGCCAGGGTATCCGTCCATGGAATAATTACCCATCGCGTCGGAAATGCCCACCGACATCGTAATTTTCGTCGGGTTGCGGTAAGCATGGTCGGAAATATTAGCCCCGAGCTGCGTGGGGTGCTGGCAAATAGTCAGCGTATCCTCCACACTCTCGGATATAATGGCGTCGAAAAACACGCCACCGACGTTGGTATATTTCTGCACGAGGGCGGTAGATGACATCCTGCTGGACGGCCATTGGCTCGGGCGGTACCCTTGTCCAAGGCCCATCGTCTGCCCGCCTGTCAGCTTGCTGATGAGATTTGCCGCGCCGTAGATACCGCTCAGAGTGTTAATGGTACCGGCATTATTCTTTGCCACGCTACCTATTTTCTTGAGGATGTTCATACCGTCGTCACTCCTATCGATGCTCCACGATTAAAGCCTCCGAGGTATCGCTCCATGCCCTTGCGAATGCCCTCTGCGTCGGTAGCCTGGGTTATAATGGTGCAATTCTGGATTGCGAAGGTGCTTGAATTATCATTCAAAGCCCCTCCAAAGCCACCTCCAACAGTGGGAATGTAGGCCGTGTTCATTCCAGGCGGCTTGGCAGCATAGCTGTCGGGGGCGATATAAAAACCGTCCATTGTCGCCTTTTCCTGCACGTCAGGTGTAGCGGACGGCATGTACCCGCCCATCTTCTCCATTACCTCTGCCACATACTGTGCTACAGAAGGCTCGTTGCCGTACCCTTGCGGAGCGTCCCATGAATAATGACCGCCTTCGCCGATAGCGTCTGGAGCACCATCACGCCAGCGTTGACCGTTGATTTCGCCAGCATACCAAGCTGCAGCCGCACCCTCGGGACCATAGTTATCGTAATAATAACGCAGCTTGGCCCTTGCGACGATTTCCTGGTTTTCTGGTGTCATGGGGCTATTGGGGTCAAGGCCCGCGTCGGCTGCCCAGCCTGCCCAATTCTCCGGCATGATTTGGAATGTACCGTAAGCGCCTGTTCTCTCATTGACAGCATACGGATTGCCACCGCTTTCCTGCCCTACGAGGCCATTCACGAAAGCATCAAATCCCGCGTCGCTGCCCTGTGAAACTTTGCCGGGACGAGCGTTGGCACCAAGCATACTCTTGATATCATTCTTCAAAGACGAGCCAAAGCTGGACGCACCGTTAGAAAGCAGCTTACCCGCCTCCTCGTATTTGCCCTCGATAGCTTTAGCCAAAGCACTGAGCACGGTGCCAAAAAGCGTCACCCACCGCATCATCATGCGCCAGGGGAACATCATCAATTCGCCCAGCTTTTTGAACATTCCTAAGAAATCGTTTTTATTCAGCCTGGTCAGCTTGAAGATGTCAAACAGGGCGTTGTAGACGTTCAGCAGACCGTTTGCCAATTGCTCGGTCGCTTTGATGGAGTCCCGCCAGAATTCAGGCAATTTCATGCCGTCAATCATCTCGGCGAACACGTCTAATATGTCGTAGAGGGTATCCTTCACGTTTGTCAGATATTGATTAAGGGCGTCGCCGTTAATCAGTCTGTCCAGCATGGCCCACATGGGAGCCAGGTGCGTGGAGGATATCCCGCCATCCATATAGACGAAAAAGTCCTCGAGGAGCAGGAGTGCTCCACCGATAGCTGTAAGGAACAGCCCGAAGGGTGATGCCATCAGAGCTGCACCCACCACCGCGAACAACGGAACGAGGGCTTTTACCTTGCCCGGCAGATTGCTGAAAAAGCTGTCGGCCACGTCGTAGATGTTCTTGCCCAGGCGAAAAACCGCAGCCATTACATCGACAATCTTTGAAATAGCGTAGGCCACCTTGTTGGCCCAGGTCGCCATGTTGCCACCGAGGGTCTTATTCAGCGTTTTGAAAAATTCCTGAATTTTCTCGATGTAGGGGCCGAGGTATTTGATGAGGTAATATACCACCCATTCACGAAACATCATGAATTTTAGCTGCAGCGATTGGACCTCGTAGCCTATCTCTCTTATCCATCGCAGCTGGTCCGCAGCATCCGACGGTGTAGAAAACTCGCTCATCTCTGCCCGCAGACGCATGAATTGCTCACGCAGCTCGGGTATCCAGGCGATGTCCTCGGGCTTGGCCTTCATCAGCTTTGGCAGCTCGGCGAGGGCCTTGCCGCTTTCCTTCGTCGTCCACATGGTAGACGCGAGCTTTTGGTATTCCATGTCCAAATCGGCCACGGCAGTAATCTGGTCCTTTATAGCCTTCGTGAGGCCCGCAAAGGCGCCGATGATACCTCCTGCGCGTAGCATGAAGGTCAGCTTTTCCAAGGAGCCTGTGAGCCCCTTTATGGCGCTTTCTGCCCTATTGAATGAGCCGACGTCTGCCGTCGCACCGATTTTTACAAGGTATTCTTCAAGAATATTACTCATTTGTGCATTTTCCTTTCAACGGCCTCATATGCCCGTGCCTTATTGATAGCTTTGACAGCCATCAGCTCGTGGGCGTCCAGGAGGTCCTCGAAATCGTAAGTGCCGTCGAAGACCTCGTGCTGGCGCCACATACCTTCTGCCACAGGGGCATAGGCGAAGGCATCGATGGTCGGGTAAGGGAATGTTTCAAATTCGGGTTGCTTTAGGCCAGGTCCGTCAGTAACCCAGCCGCGCCGAAAAAACCTCCGACATTGAACATCAGAGCATGGACGGTCAGTGCAATAACAGCAGACACATCGTAGGCCAGCTCCTCCTCCACAAAATCTCCATTAGCCTTTACCACCGGCTCGGGAATTTCATCGCCCTGGACGTTCTTCAAGTGCTGGACGGTCTTTAGCAAAATCGTCTGCAGCTCGTCAAAATCCTTGCGGTCGAGGGAAGGGAGTGCCTTGGCTACGGCAGCCTGTGTTACACCGCCACCCGAGAGCATGGGCGCCATGAGCATTGCTACCTTTGCGGCAACGTAGCTCCCTGTGCGTGCGTCCATTCTCGTCAGACGGTATTTCTGGTCATTTACTTCAACGTCCTTGGTTTTCTCTTTAAGCATTTTTACTCCTCCTTATTTATCCTTTAGATAGGGGTGTTGATTACCTCGGCGCACATCAGCGTCCAGGTTACGCGCTGGCCCTGTGCCTGGTAGGGGGTGTCGGCCTCCTTCTGCGGGGAAACGCCCTTGCAGGCATGGCTCGTGCCGGTAGACGCATTACGCAGCAAAATGCTGGTAGATGCCCACTCCTCGGTGTCAAGGAGCCACAGAGCATTAAACCAAGCACACAGCCATTTGTGCAGCGGAGATGTCTGCTGGCACTCAATGGTAATGGAGCCATTGTTGCCCGCAATCTTGGAAACCATGACGGAGCCGTCTGCAGCTACATCATGGGCGGTGCGCTCGGTGGCCTTCGTTACGGAAACGGAGCCCGCACCTTCACCGCTGAAAATATAGGTCCCGACAGACGGATGGGTAATAGCACCCACGAGGTCGAGAAAAGAATAAGTGGTAGTCGTTGCCATTATTTACCCTCCCTTATCGGTTAACATTGACCTCAACGGTCACGAATTCGATGGCGCCTGCCAGCTTGATGCACACGTAGATAGGCGGTGCAATTCGGGCATCGCGCTGAGCCTGCGGCTGGTCGTCGATGCTGTCGTGCTGCACGATGTAGCCCGCGGGCAGGTAATCGCCGGTCTGGAGTGCCAGGCACTTGGCGCCATTCCACTGACCAGGGGCGATGAAACCTTTAGCGACAAACATATCGCAGGCACGTTCAATCACGCCACAGATGGATGTCATGCCTGCCTCGGTCTGCGGGATTTTCTTGCTCTGGTACAAGAGGTCCATGACGTTCAGCGTGATTTCGTTCTTCAACATATCGAGGTTGAGGATTTCATCAAAGCTGGTCTTGTCGGCCATGTAGCCTTGCTGTACGATGTCGTAGTCCTCGGCGCGGGTAATGTAGACGTTGCCGTTGTGGCCCGTGGTAGTCTTGGAGCCGACAGCGTAATTTACCTGCGTAGTGGAGAGGTCGTCGGTAGCCACGCCAACAAGCGTCTTGTAGGCCAGGGTGAAAGCGCTGTCTGCCGTGCCGGTATTTGCACCCATAGCATAGCCCATGAGGGCCACAACAGCGTTTGGGGTATCCTCATGCCCGCAGTACAGGCCGAGAGAACGGCGGTATTTCTTGCTCTGCAGGAAGGAGAAAATGTCGGTCACACCCTCGCTTGCTGCAAGCACGTTCTCGTTCTGGGTGGTGTAGAAGAAGATGGTGCTCGGCTCGCACGCCTCGGTATAGGCTGCGATTTCCTGGATTTCAGACTCCAGGGCGCCAATAACGACACCTACATACCACTCGGAATTGGCCTCGCGGCAGGCGGTAAATGCCTGGAGCGCGGTCTCGCCATCACGACGCAGGCCAACAGCCAAGCGGTCGGGCTGGCTGGATGCACCGAAATAAAGCGTTGCTGCTTTATACTCGGCACTAGACGTGGTAAAACCATCTGCCAGCATCTCATCAATGCTGCCGTAAATGCGGAGGCGGTCACCGATGGTAACCTCCGAGGTCTCGGGGTCGGTGGTATCATACACATTGGTGGTACCGATGATGAGGCCGAGATTAAAACCCTTTCTTGCCGCGGATTTCAGCGACAAATTCACCTTGACATCGACAATCGGGTCAAGGGTCAGCTTATACTTATTAGCCATTGTTTACTTCCTTCCTGCGGCATTAGTCCGCATTGATTTGCTGTGTTTCAGTTTTGGTTTCACCGCCCACGGTGTATTCCGTATTGACAGTGAAATACTTGTAGGTGCGCTCGGTCACGCTAAAGGCTACGACGGTGTTAAACTTTAGGTCCACATCTGCCCGCTGCCACCATCTGCCATTGAATACCTCGGGCACGTTCTTGATGGTGTCCGTTTCAGGAATGAGGCGGATTTTGCTTTGGCGCAGAGATTTATGCTGCCCAATATACAAGCGGATTTTGGACAGGGCGTCGTATCCCTTCGGACCGTAGGCCACCAGGTTTAGACGAACAACCCTCGTGCCGTGCCGGGTTACGAGGTAGTCATCGCCATCGTCGTCATAGTCTGTGTAAATCGGGCGGGAGATATCGTCGCCACCTTCTTCAAGCACCTGCACGAAGATTATGCTGTCCGTTATCTTCCAATCGGGGGCGCCCATTTTTGGCCAGGCCAATCTGATTTCTATCTCGGTGTCATCCAGGATATCCGTCAGAACGTGCCAGAATACCTTCTGCATTTCGTATAGCGTTAAATACTGAGCCATTTACTCACCCTCTAACCTTACACATGTAGAACGGTAAAAACCCCAATCGATATCGGGAGAGCACTCGAGCACACGGTACCTCGAGCCACGCCATATAACGACATCGCTTATCCTTTCGTCGCCTGTGAGATACAGCTCCTTCGGAGTAAGCACGCGAATGGAGCCCGTTATACGGTCGCCACCTGCGTCCTGCTCGGTATCTTCAGGCCGTGCCAGGGTAATGATGCCACGCATGGTAATCTCTTCTGGGGCCTGGGGGTAAAATTCGCCTTCAAACAATACCGCCTGGGTCCTCTCTATCTTTATGGATTGGCTCATGCGGGGAGAGTAAATTACCCTCGCCATGTTTATCATCATTCGTTTTCACCCCTAATGACGTAAATAATGCTCTTGCGGAGGTTGCCGGTATCGATTAGCGGTTGGCTTGAGCCCTTCCGTGCAATCGTAGACGGTGCATTGGGAGGCCAGCCGTTGGCAGGATTTGTAAACCAATCTCGTGCAGCGTTCTGACCTGCCATACCAATGCGGTGTGCATACTGATTGACTTTTTGGGCGTCGTTTTCTGCCGCAGCTCGTAGCATTCCTGCGACCTGCTCGGATATTTTGCTGGCATTGTAGGCCAGCGCAGGCTCTATCACAGGGCGCGGTGGAATGTTCCTCAGTGGGCTGCCGTTGGTATGGATAAACAACAGCGACGCGTTGTTCATCTCCTCGCCTGCTCTCAGCGTCTTGTTTGCGGGTATGCCGACGAGGATATCCATCTTCTGACCTTCAAGCAGTCTGCGGAGGGTATCATTTAGCCCCCCAGCAGGCCCCCTGTGGCCAACATCTCCGCTTACCATACATACATACCCCCATGGCTCCGTACCTTTGCCAGGGTGGCAAATTGCACCCCGAAGGTCGTCAGCTTGAACGCTGCCCATCCGTTGAGGTCGGTATTCAAAGCTGAATTGTCCATGGAATGGGAAACGCCGTCGGCGCTCTCGCTCGTTACCACACCCGCAGATGCCGCAGCTGCCAGAACATCGTCAACCTCTGCCCCGGCGCCACGCATGGATTGCAGATAGAGTGTGCAGAAATGAGCGATAAACAGCCCAATAGCGACCTGCCATACCTTTCCAAACAGCACGTCCGACACGCAATCGTTGCCGAGCTGTACATAGGCGTCCATCATTGCCGTGGGCAGCAATTCATTAAACTGAGGATATGCGCCCAGGAAATCTGCTTTTGTATAGACAGAGCTGTTTGGCCTCTTGATACCGCTGGCCTGTGCAATCAACGAGTGGAGCATAGACGTGCCTCCTTACTTTTTACCCCTGGCAGGCTTATCCTTTGCCGCAGCAGAGGCAGTAACCTCGATAATATCGCCGTCCTGAACAGCCATCGGATAAAAATCCGTCTTGGCAATCCAATCGGGTGCGTCCTCGATGATAGAATTTCCCTGAGTGGTAAAGCGGGAGCCGTCGATGCCTCGGAAACAGAATTTCTTTTTAGTAAGAATGGTCATTGTAATCCTCCTATTAAAAACCCCGAGGCCACGCAGGACCTCGGGGTGCTCCATTTTTAGTAATTAAATGCCGTCGTAATAGCGGACCGGCTGGAAATAGTTAAACTTTACCTGGCCAATCTGTGCGGCATAGAGGGTGAGGTAAGCTGCACGCTCAATGCTCGGTGCGGTCATGGCGCGGGTGATGGGGACGGTAATATCGAAGTTTACCATGTCCTCGTCGTTTACATATACCATCATGCGGTCGGTGCCAGAGGTGCCAGCACCTACGCACCAACGGCACGGATTGATAGAAATCTGCACGCCCTGGTCCTTGGCGATATTGTTCTGCATGAGGTATTCCATGATGGAAACGTTGCCGGCATCGGAAACCTTGTGGAGGGTGATGTAGGCATAGGCGCTCGGGGAGATGAGGATATGGTTAGGCATACCCTTCAGGTCGTACTCGGCAGCGGTCCAAGCGTCAACGAGGGCCTGGTTTACATCCTGCAGGATTTCGTCGGGGGTCTTGGTAGCCCAGGTGCGGGTGCCTGCTGCACCGTTCGGAACGAGAGAGGCCACGACGTTGGCATCGTTCAAGAGGCCCGTCATACCGAGGTCGGTAAAGCCGGTGTAGACGTTCTCGTCGAGGGTCTTGTTGTAATTCAAGCGGATGCCTTTATCCAAGAGGTCCTCGAGGTTACGACCAATCTGTTTCAGCTTGGCCTGGTCTACAAACGGCACCTGCATGGCGTGCATCCAGGTGAATACCTTGAACAGGTTTTTGTTGGTGTTGACCTGCATAACAGGAACGGTGGTCGCACCGCTGCCGACGATGGATTTCTGGTTGGCGCCGGAGGTGCCGTAATCCATGTCGAAGGTGCTGGTGTATTCTACCCAGCCACCGCCAGACTTGGCGACGATATCTCGCTGCCAGGTGACGGAGGTCAGCGGCTCGCGTACCTTCGGGTCGAGTTTTTCCAGCTCGCCCGTGAGGAACGCCATGCCGGATGCGGTAGCGCTGTCCATGGCACCGCCATAGAAAGCCTGTTTACCACCCATTTTCATTGCGGACGCAGCCATCTGCGCCTGTGCTGCGGTTACACCGCCAAAGAAATTAGACATATTATTCTATACCTCCCTATTACGGATTTACTCGGGTCAGAATGGTGACCTCTGCGACGTTGTTTGCATCCTTGTAACCGTTGGTCCACTTGCAATTGGTCAGCTTGATGGTGTTGGTGCTGTCGGCCTGTGCCTCAAAGCCACCTACCACGCCAGCGGGAACAGATGCGTTCTCCAAAATGCGGACATACACATCGCCACCTGCGGTCGGGGTGCCGACGTTGCACACTACGGTAGCGGCGCCGCGCTGGAGTGCGGACATCATCTCGCCCGGCTGATAGCTGACCACGTTCTGTGCCTGGTAGCTCGTAGCCTGCTTTACGGTGCGGAGTGCGATGCCTGCGAAATCTGCAGCGGTAAATGTGGAGCCGACTGCGGTATAGGTGTTATCGCTCTTGAGGGCAACGGCAGCACCGAAGGGGATAGCTGCGGATGCGTCTGCCAGCTTGCGGTCTGCGACGATGTCGTCCGGCGTGCGGGCGTAATTGCCTGCGTAACCGTAATTCATAGATTTGCCAATAGTTTTACCTGCCATGTTATTTTGCCTCCTTTTTGTAGTGGGGATTGAATTTATCTCTAATCATCTTGCCGTAGTCAGCATCGGTCTGTGCAGCTGCGTCCTTTGCACGGGCGTTTTTGGCACGCATGAGGGCTGCATAGCCTGCGTCCTGGTTGACCTGCCCGCGGATAAGGAGCGCCAGGCTGTCTGCTGCCTTCTTGCGCTGGCTAATAGGGAGGTTGGCCACCACGGGGCGAAGATTACGAATAGCACGGAGAGCTGCGTCGCGGGTGGCCTGCGGTACAGGCTCATCCTCCTGCTCGGGCTCGCACTCGTCCTGGCAAGCGTCCTGCGTTGCCAGCTCAGCGTTGATTACGTCGGGGTCCTCGGTAACCTGGTCCTCGTCGGTGGCGCCAGGGAAAGCACCCTCGCGGGGCTGTTCCTCACCGCCTGCCTGGAGCTCTTCCTCAAGGCTGTCGAGTGCATCTACCTCGGGGTCCTCTGCCGGTACCTCGGGCTCGGGTGCGGGCTCCTCTTTGGGTGCAGTGAGGGCAGAGATAGCGTCCTCGATACGCTTGAGGCGCTCGTCAAACTGTGCGGCATCAAATGCAGGTTTTTCTACCGCAGGCTCGGGAGCAGGCTCGGGTGCCGGTGCGGGAGCTGCGTCCTGCTGATTTACCGCCTGGCTTGCTGCCAGAAGGTCGTCGGGGGTCGTGTCGCTGTCTTTAGCGAAGGCCGCCAACATACGTGCAAAAATATTTTTGCTCATTGGTATCTTCCTTTCTTTGTCGCGAATGGCGACCTTGCGGCCTGCGCGGCCTTTATCCACCACAGCGATATGATTGCCACGGATTTCTCTTTGTTGATACGACTCTTCGCTTGTCGGTACCCATAAGCAATCATAGCCGCAGGAGATTTCCCGCTTGCCATTCTTTATTTTATTTATGAGGTCCTCGCTATAGATAACGAGGTCTCCCACAATGCAATCCACGAAGTCACCCTCGCCACGGTGTACATCTCGGCAGATGCCTTTAAGGTACCGCTGGAAGTTTTCGGGGGTTACATCTTCGTCTGGATGCTCGTCTACCACAGGCTTGCCTTCAAAAGAGGCAATAGCTGCAGCAGAGAATACCTCGGCGGGCGGTCGCTCCACGCGGTAATCCTTGTTTGCGTCCTCACCGCCAAATTCTAAACCGAGGTAATGCTGCTCGCCTGTGCGTGCCAGAGGAACGTTTTTGCAGACGATATAGCCCTCGGGGGTTTCGATGATGTTCTGTGAAATCTTGCTACCGAAATATGCTCGGGCCATCACAGCTCACCTCCTGTTATAGCTTTGAATTTTGCCAGCGTCATGCGCTGAAGGCGACCGCCGTAATACACTCGGGCGGGCCACGACACATCGTCGTAGGACAATAGCGGTGCGGGATAGCACCGGCAATTGAAGGTCTCGCCTGCGTGATATTCGCCATACGGTCGCTGTGTGTGCCTCGGGTCCAGGGCCTCGGGCGACGGTGGGTCTGCCCAGCTTACGACCACCCCATCCATGTGGTCATGGCTTGAACGTACCCTTTCGTCTTTCGATGTCCTCCACACATACCAGGAAAGTCCTGCGGCCTCGGCCCTAACGCGGGTGAGTGCCGTGGACGCTTTGCTCGTTTCCGTGCGGGCTATGAGCCGCGCATGGCTGCGGGTTAGGTGTGGTGCATCGGCGAGGACCTGTTTTAATAGCTCCTCGGGGCGTTTGCCTTCTGCGTAGCCTTTCGCCATTTTGGCGGTCACTCGCTCGGCTATCTGCAACGGCATGGTCTTGATATAGCCGGCGTTGGCCTCTACGATTTGCCAAAAGGCAGGGGTCGTGTCCAGCTCGTTTTTGAGGGCTTGGTATATCAACCTACCCCTCGACGATTTGGAGGCCGCTGAGCGCCAGCTACGCGCCACACCGCGCCATACCTGCGTAGCCATCGACATAGCCACGCCCCTTGCTGCTTTGGCGAAGGTCGGCGAACGAGCGAAGTGTTCTATTGCCTGCCGTATCTGTGCTGTCGTTTTAGCGGTCGCGAGGCTTTTCCATAGGTGGCTCAGAAGGGCCTGGATTGATTTCGCGTACCGCCTCTCCGTCGCCCTCTTCGGCTGCCATTTCATCCGTATCCTCCTCGTTCATCTCGGGTCCCATTCCAGGCATACCCTCCATGCCGGGCATACCACCCATCTCGCCACCCGCGTCGATATCGTCGGATGCCTTTTCTATATCCTCGTCGGTGATATTGGTCCACATACCTGTGCGCTCGCTCTGCTGTTTTAATTCTTTAAGGCCTGTTCTCGGTGATACCAGGCCAGCATTTACGGCAGCGACAACGACGTCGGTCCCACTCTTGGCGAGGTCTGTGCGTTCTTCATCACTCGGCTCAGCCACAGGGTCAAACTCGAAGTCCAGGTCATCGGGTACCGCGCCAATGGCGGACATGAATACCACCGGGAACAGCTTTGTTAGTATCGGTCGCAGGTGGGTTTCCTGCTTTTCTGCAATCATATCGTAGTAATTCTGCAGGTCGCTCTCGCCTGTGGCGTTCAGCCCCGACGGCGACCGTCCGAATAACCGTGTGACGGGTATCTCGGCAGCGCCGGAGATATCCATAATAAATTGCTGATAGACCTCGGCAAGCCCCGAGAATGTATATTGGTGTGTTTCCAGGCTGTCGGCTGCGTCCATCAGCTGTATGCCGCTGTTGGATAGCAGGTGATTTTGTGCCTGGACGGTGCGATATAGCTCCGCTTGGCTCTCCTGGTCTGTCATGGACAGGAGCTGACCGAGGTCGTTCATCTTCAGGACGCGGATATTCGCCATGAAGGTGAGCTGCGCTATATTCCAAGATACGTTGTCGCGTTTCTTTAGCTCATCGAAGATACTCTCGACTACCGAGGCACCCCAATATATCTCCGACATCTGCTCCCAATAGGGAAGGTCGTTGCCGGTGAAACGAATACACCGCGAATGGTGCACCTTGATAAGGGTACCATGGGCGGGGTCCGTCACCTGGTAGTATTTCGGAAGGCCATACTCGGGGTCGCTGATATTATCCTCCAGCTCCGAGGATGGGCTGATGCCGTTCCATCGGTCGAATACCATGAGCCCTTTAAAATCGCCAGGTATCATGGCCTCCAAAGACAGCGGTTGGTCCAGGTGCTCGCCCTGTCCAGAAACGAGCATAATAGCAAGGGCGCCACCGTATAGGCGTCCCCACTGCAGGCCCTGTTTCAGCTTTGCTATGAGCTGGGTTTTACGCATCTCCCGCTTGTAGCGGTCCAACAGCTCGGGCTCCAGCTGCGAGGTTATCGTCACCCAATTCTTCAGCATATCGGCAGGCACCACGGAGATGATACGGCGCACAATCCAGCTCTCCCGATAGAGGGCGTTGAGGGTCGCGTAGTCCCGCGTCATGCGCTGCATTACATACTCGGTACCTTCTAGGGCCGATGGTAGGTCCATGCCCAGCCTGGCCACCGCATTACGGAATGCGTCTCTGGCGGCGGCTCGTTTTGTTTCTTTTTTAGACATTTGCAATTCTCCTTGGCCTGATTGCGGTGCTTACGAAATAGCGAAGTGCGTCGCAGGTGTGGTCAGCTATCTTTATCGGTCGCTCCCGCATACCTTTCTCGATGGCCTTGTTGTCCCACACGTAGCTCTGGTGCTCCGATATCGTTTTAGCACAGCCTCGGTGTATGTGCAGCACCCGCCGGGTAAACATGGTGTTCACCTTGCGTATGCCCTCAATGACGTCGTTGTCAGCGTTGATAGTATCGACGGTTTCCTTGGCGTGCACGCCCCTGGTCCGCAGCTCCACCTTAAAGCTGGCGGCGCTCGGGTCGATGATTACCGCTGCGGGCCACACGGGTCCTGCCTGGATAAACTCCATAAGGTCGTCGGCATAGGTGCTGTTGTCTTTTTCCTTGCCCTCGGCTCGGCTGTCGTAGTAATACTCGTGGGCCACCCACACGTCCTTGCCGTCGTCGTAGATGTCCAGGAATACCATCGGGTTGACGGTGCCGTAGTCGATGGCGATGTACCGGCGCATGGAGCTGGCACGTATCATGAGGTCTGCCATCTTGTCGTCGTCGAATAGCAGCTCGTCCGACCATGCGTCCCGATAGATGGCTCCCTGGGCCATTACCCACAGGCCGAGGATAAACCGCTTGTAGAATACCCCCGAATACATATTGCGGTATCGCTCGCGGACCTCTTCCGACAGGCTCGGGTTGTCGTCCATAAGGAAGTGGATGTGGAACAGCTTTTTCTCCGCTGCTTTCTCAATCCAATTCTTCAAAAACCAATGTATCGGGCTATCGGGGTTGCAGTTAAACCACAGCTTTGCGCCTGTTACGGAGCATCGGCCTGTTGCCTGGTTTACGAAAGACTCAGGCATGAGGGCTACCTCATCGAAAAATACCCCCGCCAGAGTGATGCCCTGGATAAGGTCCTGCGATGCCTCGTCCCGACCACCGAATATGTAAAAATAGTTTATTCGCTCCCCGCGGGCTATCACGATGAGGTTTTCCGTGCGGCTTTCCTCTATCTTGTACCCGCGTATCAATAGCACAGGCTTTAGCCATTTCCATACGTTACGGCGAAAACTGCCGACGGTCTTACCGCATACGGCAAATCCCTGTGCGTCGAACGTTTCCATCGCCCAAATGCAAAAGCTGGTGGCCATCGCCACCGTTTTTCCTGCTCGGATAGAGCCGTCCGCTATGATACCGTCGTGGTTTTTGTAGGGGCTGCCGTCGGCCCACCAGGTAAGTATGCGCATCTGCTTTTTAGAGAAGGCGGTAAACTTTACGGTGGGCTTGATTATGCTCTTCAGACCGCTAATCATCGTCCCACACTCCCTTGGACGCTGCCTGAATAGCCGCTACGAAACCGTCATCTTCAAATTCTGTGCCGGTATCCGCAGCATCCCGCAGTATCTTCTCGCCTGCAGTATCACGCACAAACGTGGCGGCCTTGGTGTCGCCCTTGACCGCCTTTATTATCTGTGCCATTAGCACGGCCTGTTCCACCGTGACGTTCTTACCGCTGGCGAAATCCGCAAACGACTTTAGTATCTGCGGTGCCTGTTCCTCTTTCATAGGCAGGTCCAACAGCTCGGTGAGCACCTCCCGCATAGCTTTTCGCTTGCGTCTATTCTCGGCGCTTACCTTGCCACCCTTGCTCTGGATGTCCCTTTGTGCCTCCTTTGTGCGCTTGGACAGGGGCACGAGGTTTTCCTGGCCTGGTACCGCTTTCTTTTTAGCCATACCCAATCACTCGTTTCATGGCATAGCTCCTCCTTCTATTACTCCGTCGGCTGCACCTCTTCGTAGCTGTACTCGAGCCCATCGCGGAGCACCTTCACGCCTTCCTTATTGCCGACTAATTCGATGTATCTGTTAACTATCACGTCGCAGTATTTCGGGTCCAGCTCCACGCTGTAGCCCATGCGACCGTTCTGTTCGCACGCCATAATAGTGGTGCCGCTGCCACCGAATAGGTCGAGCACTCTATCCCCGCCCCTGGTGCTGTTCTTTATCTGGTAATCAAACAGCGGTATAGGTTTCATCGTGGGATGCTCTTTGCTGCGGCTCGGGCGGTCAAATTCAAGCACCGTGGTCTGCTTGCGGTCGCTATACCATACGTGTGCACCGCCGTCCTTCCAGCCATAGAGGCACGGCTCGTGTTTCCACTGGTAATCCTGCCTTCCCATTACCATCGTCTGCTTTACCCACACTAGGCATTGGCGTACCTTCCAGGCGGTATCGTAGCAGGCACCTCGGAAATTATAGCCTTCACTATCTGCGTGCCAAATATAAAAGGCAGCGCCCGGTTTCATAACCGTATTCGCTGCCGTGAATGCATCTCGTAAAAACTGTCGGAAATCGCCGTCGGCCATACTGTCGTTGCTAATCTTCAGCTTGTCCTTCGTCTTGCCCTCATAGGCTACGTTGTACGGCGGGTCCGTCAGCAGGAGGTCTACCAGCTCACCGCCCATAAGCGTTTCCACATCGTCGATAGATGTGCTATCGCCGCATAGCAGGCGGTGTCTGCCTAAAAACCAAAGGTCGCCCTTCTGTGTAGCTGCGGGTTTCTGTAGCTCCGCATCTACATCAAAGTCGTCCTCCTGGGCGCCGTCGCCGTCCATCATAGAACGGAACAACTCCTCGACCTCTGGTATATCAAAGCCGGTCAAGGTGACGTCGGTACCCTCGTCTGCAAGACCTTTTAACAAATCCTGCAGTTTAGGGACATCCCATTCACCACTCACTTTGTTCAGGGCTACGTTCAGTGCCTTCTCGTGAGTGACGTCCAGGTCTACCACCACGACGTCGACCTCGGTATTGCCCAGGTCCTTTAGTACGGTTAGGCGTTGGTGGCCACCTACCACACAGCCGGTGCGTTTATTCCAGATAACAGGGTCCACATACCCATACTCGGTAATGCTGCGTTTCAGCTTTTCGTATTCGGGGTCGCCCTTCTTCAGCTCCTTGCGTGGGTTGTAGTACGCTGCCTTGAGCTGGTCTATAGGCATCTTTTGTATATCCATAGCTCCTCCTTGTAAGCACTAAAAAAGGCCCCGAAGGGGCCTGAATTATTTTTGATTTAAATGTCGCAATACGCTGCTGTCGCCAGACTCTGAGGCGAAATACTCACCGACGGTTTTCAGATGCTTTACATTGCCGGTCTTGATGTAGTTATTCCATGCCTCGCGGACGGGCGGGTAAACAGCGCTACCGTACTCGTCCATCAAGTTTTTAGCACTCTCCGCAGCCTTTGCCTCGCTTGGGCTCTTTGCCTTTTTTACTCGTGCTTTGTGTTCTTCTAGGGCTCTGGTCTCGCGGTTGGGATTGTTCTTGTGTACAGCTGCGGTTGCCTGCTTAAATATAGCCGCCTTTAGCGCTCTGTTTTTCTCTTCTGCTGCGCTACCGCCACCCGAGCCAAATTGACCGTTGGCTGCCCTCGGGTGCTTGCTCTCGTCCCAATCGTCCTGCACTACACCAAAAGCTGTGTCGCCTACATGGGCGCGGTTGTATTCCTGAATGCGCCGCAGATTTTCCTCTGTCTTATTCATGTCTACCTCCAAATAGAAAAGCACCCACCGTAGTGAGTGCTTTCGCTGTTAGTCTTCATCCTCGCTCATGTCTACCCATTCTTTATATAGACCCGCTTTAGACATTTCGTCGTATATCGCTTTGTTTTCCTTGGCATACTGTGCAGCTAAACGCATATATTCCTTCTGTCCCTCTTCCGTAGGCACCTTGGACGCTTTCCTTGCTGCATTGTACAGTTTCTTGTTCTTGATGTACCTGGCTTGAAATTCCTTTAGCTCCTCTTTCATTTTAGCCGTCCTCCTTTTGTACTATCATAGCTCCGCGGTCCAGCACGTTGTAGAAATCTCCCATCCAGCTTTTAGCGTTGCTATTACTTCCCTTGCTGTGGCTGTTTCCATCCGTCACTCGGATTACCTGGTAACCGAGCTGCATAGCCAGCATGGTCGCCATGTCAGATGCAACGTCACCACTCGGGCCGTTGTAGTCAATTCTTGCTATACCACGCTTTTTGGCCTCGTCTACAAGGTCGTCCCAATCTATAACCTTTGCCTTCGGGTCGATGCAGGCTTTAGTGACTATCTTTTCTGCATATTGGTCTGCGTATGACCGGCTCGTGCTGGTATAGATACCAACACCCCAACAGCAGGCGCTACCGCCTCGCCAGGTGGTGTCTCCATATTTCATGTCGTCCACCAGGGTGCGCTCGTCGTAGTTACCACTTCTTGTCACCCCTCGGTAGATAACAGGGTAAGGCGATTGTTTTGCCACCTTGTCGAAATCTGCCTGTGATAACACCTGCGGTGGGTTATTCCAGCCGAGTGCCATGCCCAACCTCTGCGTTCCGTAGCAATTAGCTAACGTTGGATTTAGCTGGTCATCCGAAATGTTGAGCAGCTTAGTCCGAAGACTTCTCGTATTTTGCTTTGCGGCATCGGCCACAGACATAGAGCCGTAGTTTTTATTTCTTTTCTTCAGCTCCAGGGCGACCTCCTTCGCCATAGTATTGATGTCCTTCTGATGAAGAGGTCCTGACCCTTTGCCGTCCGTGGTATCTAAACCAAGTCTACCCGCCAACGAGTAAACCTCTCTATTTTTATAGCTGTTTTTGCTTTGGGATAGGTTGTATAGCTTTACGTTCCTGCCCTGGCTTGGCTTAACATTAGCACTTCCCGCGCCGGTCTGCAAGTTATTTTGCTGCGGTGTCGTCGCGTTCGCCAAACCGCTCAACGGGCTCTGCGGTGTAGCCTGGGCCTGCTGCGGTTTAGCTGCGGGCGGGGTGGTAGCATTAGCAAGGCCAGAAAGCGGGCTTTGCGGTGCCGTTGCCTGCTGCGGTGCTGGTGTAGCGGGCGGGTTTAGCGTACTATTAGCGAATGCCGTCGCTGCGCTTACCCGAGGTTTATGCTGTGCCTGAACAGCGGGTGTAGCGGTGGCCTTCAGCTTGTTATACGCATCTATCGCCTGCAGTAATTTCTGCGCGTTCTGCTGTTTGTACTTCTGGCTTTTAGCCTGCTTGATTGCCACCATGTATTTAGTGACCGTTTTCCAGGAATTCAAAAGGTCGTTCCTGGTAACCGGCGGTGGAGATGGTGGTTTAGGTGGTGCGGGAGGTGCGGCGGGTTTTGCCTGCGGATAGTGTGCAGGATTATGCGGGTGCTTTGTGCTGGACCACTTTCTACCTTTCGCCCAGGCGCCACCATCTATGTTGCCGTTCGCGTCCACGTGAACGTGTGTATGCTGTATCGTCCGCCAGTGCCGCGGGTCCTTGTCGTCGGGATATCCTTTGGTGTCAAAGGCCCGAGCTAAATGCTCCAAAGTGTCCATGCGTACCTCCAACAAAAAAGCACCCGCGTTAGCAGGTGCTTTCTCTTTCGTGTGTTTACTCGTAGTCAGGGCATTTCTCTTCTCCGAACGCCCAGGTCATCTTCTTGCCTTCTGGGTTAGGGTGCATCTCGCACATCCCTTTGCGGTATCCGTAGGCGAGGACCTCGCCAGTCTCGTCGTCTACAGCGTCGTCGGCAGCAAAAAGACAATCCTTGCATTGCTCAAACCACGGTAGCTTGCTGTTGTCCGTGGGTATATCGCGTGCAATCTCCTCTGCTCTATTTCCTTCCATAGGGCATCTCCTCCTTTTGCACCATCATACCCTTTGACGGATATTAGTCAAGTCATTTTATCGGGAACGGGTCCTGGCTGATTACCTGCATATAGACGTGCAGCTTGCCGTTTACCCTCTCGACCTTGGTGCATTTATAGGTCGTCCCTCGCTGTATCAAGGTTTCATCCTGGGGACCAAATTTCTTTTGGGGAGCTTTGCCGTCCCAATACTGCCAGCACTTTTTTCCCTGGTTGTATAGTTTCTGTGCGTCATACGGTGCGTCGCCACCCCACCCGCCAAACGGCTCAATGTAGAGCATCTTCGTACCGGCAGGACAGTCTATATGCATGACTGCGTCCTTGTTGGTGAAACCGCCACCGTCGGATGAGCCACAGGAGGTAAATCCCTCGTCTTTACCCGTGGAGCCGACGAGCATATTGGTAAGCGTGCTTACAGACGACCGTTGCAGCTGGCTGATACTACACCCGAACATCGCCGCGATACCATCCAATCCTGTGCCACGCTCTAACCGTATATCCTGGTTATAGCTGCTTTTATCGATGATAGAGGTGAGGTTTTTGATATAGCCTTTTACCTCGCCCGGTTTCTTGCCCATAGTACCGACACCGAGGTTATTCCAATCTATCCTGCGGAGCGACAATCCTGTGCCGCCGCCGTATCCGTAGGACCCGCCTCGCAACGGCTCTTGGAATTGCTTATAGGAGAACGAATACTCAAAGGCAGCATTCCGTTCCTCTGGTGTAGCTTTAGCCCATACACTTTCCAGGGTACCGCGTAGTGTTTTATCTGCATCCTTTGCGGTTGGTGCGACCTTCATGCTGGCCTGCTTTGCGGCATCAAACAGGGCAAATGGGCTCTGCTTGGTACCGTTGCCAGCCGAGGCGGCGTTGGCGAGGTTGTTTAGCGTGGTGCCTGGTGCGGGTGTTGCCGTTACCTGGCCACGCCCTAGTATAGCGTTAGCACGGTTGACCGCGTTGATATAATCTGATTTACCACCCGCAGCTCGCCACACGTCCTTTTTCTCCTGCAGAGAAAACCCTGTGTATGTATTGGCATCCAGCTGGTCCATGATAGGCTGTAGCCTGGTAGCATCCGCACCCTGGCTAAGTGCTACCTGCAGCTCCTGGACCTTTTTAGCAAATCCTTTTGCGTCCAGCTTTGCGGGTGTAGCCTGCGGTGCCTGTTTAGGCTGCGGTGCTTTGGGCGGGTTAAGAATACTATTGGCAATATTTTTCGCCTTGCCTATGTTTACACGGTGCGATTTCTGCGTTGCCTGGTCTGCTTTCGCTCGGATATCCTCGTATGCCTGAATAGCATCGAGCATATTCTGTGCATGTGTAGCTCGGGTCGCTGCCGTCCGTGCCTGCCTCATAGCCACATGATATTTCTGTACGCGCTGCCATGCTGACCGTAAATCTGTGGTCGTAGGCCCGACAGGTTTAGGTGGCGCGGGCGGTGCCATTTTTGCTTTCTGGCCTGCGAGGCCGTTTAGTATACTTGCGATACTTGTGGCAGATTGGTTTTTCTGCTTGTATCCTGGCCCCCAATGGTGCTTGCCGTGGAATTTACCACCGGCACCGCCATCGTAATTGCCGTTCTTGTCCAGGTGTACATGGGCGCCATTTATAGTTTTCCAATTTTTAGGGTCCTTGTCGTCGGGGTATCCCTTCGTGTCGAAGGCCCGAGCTATGTGGCTTAGTATATCCATGTGGCACCTCAAATAAAAAAGCACCGCTGCTAACGGTGCTGTATATTCTGGCGACGGACCATACACGCAGGAGGAGCTGGACCTGCAGGCCCGCCAAAAAGGGTGGCGGCGACAGGAAAAAATCCAAAAACTGCCGCCGCCGAGCTCAAAATGAAAGAAGGTCTTGTAAGTGGGAAATCTTAATGCCGGGAATAACAAAGGCACCGCCTATCGGGCAGTGCCTACAGAAATTCCATAATAATAATAACACATATTGACAAGCGTGTCTATTCCAGAATATCCCTATTTTATTTTTTCGTTCTATGTATTTTAGAATTTAATCCGATAAACCTAGACCTAGTGCCACGCCGGTTGCTAAATTAACCACGTCGTTCATGAGGGTGTAATAGGTCGCCCGACGCATTTTCAGCTCCTTGCATACCTCCCGCCACGATACGTTTTCGTCGTAGGTCATAGCAATCATGCGTCCCTGAATGTTGCTGCCGTAGTAAAGCCGGGTGCGCTCCACTACCTTGAGCCAGCTTTCGGGGCGACGTACTACCTGGCTGTCCCGCACTCCGTAGTTTACGGTTACGGTGTCCAGCTCATCGGCATTACGCATAGCCTTCTGGGCCGTGGGGTCCGAGATAAAGCTATGCCCGCCTTCACCTTGTTTTTGTGTCCCTGGGTCCATGCGCTTTTCGTAAATCGCCTTCTTGATGTCGTTGTAGTGCTTGAAACAAAACACTACCATTCGGTCTAACGACACGTTCACACCTCCCTAAAAACAATCTCGGGATAGCGGAACAGGAGCAGCTTGCGCTTGAGGCTATACTCCCTCGTCCGCATACCTTTCACATCAACGACCTCTTCGTGTCCGTCCTTGTAGGTGACGACGAAATCGGCCACATAGGTAATCGCTCGCTCCATTTTTTTATTATAGCGAAAATGCGGTTGCAATTCAAATTTGACCTGCCGTTCTAATTTTACCACCACCCCCGACTTCTGCAGCAGCAGGAGCGTGGCATAGTACTCGGCCTCCTTTTTGCTGTCGAATACTATGCCATCCACCTCGGTCTTTTTGGCGTGGTATTTACTCCGCGCCCGCCACATCAGAACGGTATCTCTTCATCGGTATCAACGCCGTTAAATGCGTCCTGCGGTGTCGGAGCTGAATAGCTATGCCCTACGTCGTTATTGCTCTGCTTGGGTCCTGCAAATTCTATATTGCTTACCCGCACCTCGGTCGCCCAGCGGTCCGTGCCGTCCTGGGCGGTATACTTGCGGACCTCCATGCGGCCTTCCACCAAAACCTGCGTGCCTTTATGCAGATACTGTTCTGCGAAGGATGCGGTCCTCTCCCACGCTACCAACGGAATAAAATCCGCATCGTATCCTCCGTCGGGCTTTTTAGTCGTGCGGTTTACCGCGATGGTCATGCTGGCCACCGCCTTGCCGGACTGCGTGCGTCTAATCTGCGGGTCCTTCGCCAGGCGCCCGAGTAAAATAACCTTGTTCATACTATACCTCCATAATCCTTTCTGCCTCGTCCAGGAAATCGTCGTCCTTGAAATGCTTGTGGCTGCGCTTGAGGGCGTCTATTGTCATGTCAACAAATGCTCTCCTGTTGCCACTCTGCCTACCAGCGACCGCGGTTATCATTACCACCAGGGACATGATTGTACGCGGGTCCCCTTTGAACGATATGTGGGGCATCCCCTCGTCCTCCACCGCTACGATAACAGCGGGAAATTTACTCTTGTGGACAACGTCGTCCAGCATATCCATTTCCTTCTCAGTCATTTTTCTGCTCCTCCTTATAGCCAAGCCGTGCAGCCCAGCGCTTGAATTTCCAATAGCCCGACATGAAGGCGAGCTGATTGCACTCTATACCCAACAGCACATTACCGACAGTACATCGCGGGCCTCCTCGATTACGGCACCCATCGCCTCCTCCTCGGTGACCGGCGTTACGTTTTCGCTATCGCCGCGGGCTCTGATTAGCTTTAGCACCGCTTTGGATAGCTCGCTGCACTCCTCGGCAAGCTGCTCGAGTAAGCTACGGTCGCTCAATTTCTGCAGGATGTACTTCTCCGCCAGGGTACCAATCCTCCGTCGTTCCATTACCACACCTCCCAGGTAATCGTCTGCGCTTTGTCGCCAAGGTTACGGCAGACATCATCGTAGTTTTCCAGCGTAAGCGCCACCGTTACGGCATCGTGCTGCAGGAATACTACCTCCTTCATTCTGAGCAGCTCCTTCATGCGCTCGTCGGTCAGCTTGAGGTGTACCTTCTTCATTTTCTTGCTCATTTTATAACCCCCATACTCCTAAATACCACATCACCCAGGCCGCCATCATTACGATAGAGCCGATGAACATCAAGTCATACTGCGTCATTTTTTATCCTGCTCCCTTTCGTATGCCCCGATTAAAAAATCTAAATAGTGAGCCGCCTTCCGTAGATCAGGCAGCGGGTCCTCCGTTTTCTTGCCTGCCCGCCACACGTACTTGAAAATATTCCCGATACAGAAACCTATCTGTACCCACCGTGGGAAAATACAAAGCAGGTCGTCGCCGTTTGGTAGCTTGTAGTATTCAGGTGTCTTCAGCATTTTCCACCTCTACAATTCTCCGCAGCACGAAATCCGCACACGGCTGGGCCATACCATTACCTATAGCCTTGTATCGTGCGCTGTCGCTGCCTGCCGCCGCCGTATAACCGTCGGGAAGGCCCTGGAGGCGCTCACATTCGGTGGGGGTGAGGCGGCGCAGCCGACCATTAACGCATGGAAATTTATTGACATCCTGCCCATTTTCCCTCTTTGCATCCGAGGCACACAAACTACCTACCACATTAGGAAAAACTACCAGGGGCTGCTTGTAGTCGCTGGCGGTTAATGGGTCAGCCACATTTGGTGTCAATTGGGAGCTCCGCTCATCATGCCCTATTGTGTAAACCTCTTCCCCCAAATCTTTCACATCCTTATCTACCAAAATTGGCACATTATTACCTCCTGTCCCGAGACGTGCCTGCAGCGTGGGTGCCACCCCCCCATTTACAGGGCGCAGCGGATTATCCGTGTGGCACATCTCCCATAGTATGGTCAAAATATATCACCAGCTTTCCTGCATTCACGTACTGATTATTCGGTCCTTTCCAATCGTCGTACTGAAGGGCTCCCACTATATTCCCGCAGGTCCAATACCCCCCCCCGGGTCCCCGAGCTACAAGCGTTTGTGCTACATCAGTGGATATTCGGAAATCGTACATCGCATTCTTGCCCTGGTTGAACGATGCTCGGTCCAAAGCATAGCACTCAGGGATATTCTCCTAAATCTCTCCCGCCTGCCTCCGCAGTACCTCCTCCAACCTGGGTGGTAGCACCTTGTTGCGGGCTCGGCTGCGACGCAGTATCCCCTGGCAGGCCCGCGGGCTCAAATAATACTTCTCTTGGACCTCGCTGGCCGGCTGTAAAATCGCAGACAAGGAACAGGCGCTGGCGACGTTGGGCGACATTCCAGTGTTGAGCGTCGAGAACGCGCCATTCACATTGACGGTCTCCGTTTCTAACCACTCCGGCGTTGGCCCACCGTCCAGAACGAGGCATTGGAATTTCGGTCTCGAGGACTTCTTCGAGAACGGCCTTAAAGTCCATCCCCTTTGCGCTAGAAAAAATTCCTGTGACGTTTTCAAACACAAACCACCGTGGGTACCTTCCTCCTGTTCGGGCTCGTAATCCCCGAACAATGTCAATTGCTCTCCTGAACAATCCACTCCGCGTAACCTCCTTGTCGCCTCGTTGACCAAGGCCTTTTTTAAGCCCCGCAATGGACAAGTCCTGACAGGGCGACCCCGCACAGATTATATCCACGGGCGGGATGGCATCAATATCGATTTTGTTAATATCCCCGAGCTGAATAGTGTCGGGAAAATGCTCCCTGGTCACCCTCATGGGTGCCTCGTCTATCTCCGATGACCAAATTGGCTTTATACCGTTGTGGACGGCGGCAAGCTGCCACCCCCCCACACCGTCAAACAAAGAGCCAAGTGTTAGCACTATATCTCTCCTTTGCCCTAAATAGCGCCTGTGCGCCCTTCTGTGGCCTGCTGGCGGTAATACCTGGACATGTATAGCCCATAGCTAATTCCTTCCTTTTTTGCCGCAGCTATGCGCTCTTCAAATCGCTTTTCCCTGTCCATCTTCTCCTGTGCTTTTTGGGCAGCAATAGCCATTTCGTGCTTTTCATACAGCTTTCTCCGTTCCTGATACTCACGGCAACCGGCACGCTGTCGTTCCCAACGGTCGTTCAGTATCTCCTTGGTGGCGTTTTCGATTTTCTCGGCCTTACGCGCCGCACGTCTTTCTGCTGCCTCGCGCCGGGCCTCGGCAATCTCCCACTCTATCATCTCTTTGGACGCCTTCTTGGCCTCTTCCGATTTACGTTCGCACTCCAGGCAGCGCCGTGAAAAATATGCTCGGGGTGATGGTGATTTTTCCTTGGGCTTTTCTATAGCCCTAAACTGCTCCTTGGGTTTTCTCTCCTGGCACGTCCTGCATACATACCATCCGTCGTGTTTAAATCTCCCCAATAGTGTCACCTCCCAACAGGCGCTTGGTCCGAAGGTCTACGAGCTCAGCCTGTCGCGCCTTGATATTCATTTTATTTTTCTCGCGTATCTCGTTCATTGCCGCAGTGAAATCAATCCCGCATTCCTCTATCAGAGCCGCATGTATATCGTCGTGCTTGATATCTTCCGTTACCATATCGCCCGAAAACTCCACGAGATTTTCCAGGTAGCGTAGCAGACGCTTGGTGCTAAACCCCCAATACTTATGCAGGACCATCAGCTGCATACCTATCACCCGGTGGGTGGTAAATGTCGTTACGTCCTGCGTCAGCTTTATTTTGGCCTCCTCGATGTATGCCAGACTCAATGCCTCGGCCTCATCGAGGTTTTTGAGGTGGAACGTTTTCTGCTGCTTTCTCCGCAGCGCCCTCGATAAATTACTCATTGTGCTCCTCCTTTTATTCAGACGGTAGGTCGTAATGACCGTCCGTTGAATACGATGTACTTGCTGGTGGACCGCAGGCGGTCGATGATGCGACCACCGTAAGTGCCTTGTAAATCCTGCTGCGATAAATTCGTCGTGATGATAACCGGCAGCATACGGTTATATCGCTCGGTGATGATACTGTCTACCTTCGCCAACACCCACGGTGCCGTGGCGTTCTCTGCACCAAGGTCGTCGATTACCAAGATATCGCACTTGCGGATGCGGTCCTCGTACCTTGCCGCCTCCTCCTTGTAGAGAGAGCGCATGGTGTAGAGGTTGTCCAGAAGGCTCGCCATCGGTACCATGTACCCCGAGCCGCGGTCGTCGGTTTCTAATAGCTGTCGCAGGACGGCCACCGCGAGGGTGGTTTTCATTCGCCCAGGACCGCCAGCGAGTATGAGCCCCATGCCTGCGTCTATATTCGCTTTGAGCTGGTGGGCATACTTGCTGACCGTGTCCCATTGGTTTACCACATCCTGCGGTATCCCTCGAGCCTCAAGCGCCTCAAATGACACCCATTGGTACCGTTTAAAGATGCCATGCTTTTCCAGGAAATCGGGCGATAGCTCCGGCGTCAGGAAATCACTTTTCGATGGCTCCCCATCCGTCTTCGACTCGGTCCCAATCTGTTCTGTCCTCGCGGCGAGGGCTCTGTCCCTTGCCCGCATTGCCACCGCCATTACCTCTTCCATTGCCGTCATCATAACCGTTAACCTCCCAGCGCCTTAGTATGGCCTCGATGTAGGATAGCTTTCTTGCGTTGTTGGCCACCGCAATTTCCACCGCCTTGGTGAAATAATGCAGGCCGTGCCGATTTACATCGTCGGCTATCTTCTCCAGCTCTATCATGCTGCATACCGGCGCGATGTTGGCCTCGTAGATTGCTCGGGCTCCAGCAACAGCTTTTTCATTCAAAGCCGTTTCATCCACCACCACCTTACTCTCTATAGAGAGAGTATTATGTGGTGGTATAGATATATTATCTTTACTTAACTTATCCTTACTTAACTTAGGCGGTCCATTCGCTGTCCATGGACCGTCCGTGGACCGTCCAATGTCCGTCCATGGACCGTCATGGGGCGTCCCTCTCGCATTTTTCCGACCAGCAGCGGTGTCTGAGCGCTGCTTTTTATCAAGCACCTGCGCCTCGGGCAACACCTGCAGCAATAGGTCTTTGTAGATGCTGTCCTTTTTGCGGTCTGGCCTAATCTGATTGTTTTCCAGCCAATCGACGATGTAGGTTACCAGGTCCTCGTTCAGCACCTTTACGAATTCCCTCGTGCAAAGTACCCGAAGGTCATCCTCCGTGCAGCCTGCCTGTTGTATTACCGGGAAGGCCTCGACTATACCGTCGTCGTCTGCCCTTACGCAGAGGTCGTAGTACAGCAAGCGGGATGATATTGGCATCCGTAGAAACCGTGCCGTTTCCACCACTCGCCGTGATATCATCCTGCGATTAGCCATTGTCCTTCAGCTCCCGCATTTTTGTTAAAATGGCATCGTACTTTATCATGGCCTGGTGCGCTCCCGCTGGTGCCATTCCTGTTCCAATCCACTGCCGTAGTGTATGCTTGTTGAGCTGCACTAGGTCTATAACCAAATCTATTAGCTCTACCTTGTCCATGCTATACCCCCATTTAGGGGCCACACTTCGCACGTGTGGCCCGCAAAATATCTCTGCTATAGTTTATGCGTCCTCGGTCAACAGAACGCCCTGTGTGGCCTCCTGGGCCGTTTCCTGCTTTTCCTGCTCTGCAGGTACCGCCTCGGCCTCGATAGTGACCGGCTCGTCCTTGGGAGGTGGGGTGGTGCGCTCATAGATGCTCTCGGCCTCCTTGTCGCCGTTTACATCTACGACCTCGTCGTATGTCTGCAATCCCATGCTCAGCTCGGGCGCCGTAGTACGGATAAACCAGGCGGCGGCGCGGTAGCGCAGCATCTGGTCGGGCATCGTTTTCCATTTGGAGCCCGGCTTGTCGTACCATTTCTCAGCCTTTGCGATGGCGATGGTTACGTTCGGACCTTCTAGCGTTTCCCCCGTGGACAGCTCCGTAGCGTAGGCGATGATGCCCTGACTGTCCGTACCCTTTACGCCGGTCTCCTTGTAGCGGATGCTCGTGTAGCGACCGCACTTGTTGAAGGTCGCAATCATGAATTTACTGCTCCAGGCAGGCTGATTATGTACGATGTAAAGGTTTTGAATTACCATCAGCGGGTCCGCGTTCATGCGCTGGGCCATGTTTAGGGCGATGATGCAATTGCTCATGCCGGTGAGCGTCGGGTTGCCGTTCTTGTCGCATTTGGTCTGATACTGCTCGGGCACTAAAGTGCTGTAGCTAAACATCTTTGCCATGCGCTGCAGAAGGCTAAAACCCTCTGCTGTATTAAATCCTGCGACCACATTTGCCTGCGGTGCTACCACCGGCGCCTGTGGCACCTGCTGCACCGCGGTGCTTTCTGCATTTTCAATTTCCATCGCTGTCCTCCCTTTCGATAGTCACGAAATCCTCGCCGTATACTACACTCAGCGAGCTACCGTTGTCCCAATGCACCATGATAGAGCCGATATCGTCTACACCGACCACCGTTCCCAAAGTGCCAATCGGTGGCGCCTGTTCATCGCCCATGTAGCGCAGGCGCACCCTCATGCCTTCCTTGTAGCGCTCCCGAAGGCGAGCTACAACATCTCTTCCAGGTCCCATGCCGCGCCTCCTCACTTGATGCTCATGCTCTTGCCGACTACAATCTGCGCACCGGGTATCGTCTCGCCGTTCTTCTCGGCCACCTTGAGGTCGGCTAAGAGCATACGCTTGTCTACCTTCGGGTCCTGCGGGATTTTGTACTTGTCGGGCAGAGCCTTGATGTCGGTTACGTCCGAGCTCTTGCTCTCGCGCCAATTGACCATAAATTCGTCGGCGACCACCTTTTCGCCGTCGAGGTATGCCTTGAGGTACCCTTCCAAGCTGTCGGCCTTGTTGTTTCTGGCCTTCTTGCGGGCAGCAAAGGTCTTTTCCTGCTCAGCGAGCTGGGCGGCATCGCTACGAAGGTTTTTAATCCAGCAGACGATGTTGCGGATTTTCATCTGGCGGTCCATCTCAAGCTGCTCGAGGCGTTCGATGTCGATTTCCCAGCCTACAATCTCTCCTGTCTCAGCGTCGACCACCGGCTTTTGGCATTCATGGATTTCTCGCTGTATCTCAAATAAATTCATTCTTGTGCTCCTTTTCATAAAATGCTATAATACTTATTGATTTTAAGGTTTTGAGTGCTCCACGGTGTGGTTTCCGTGGGGCGCTCTTTTTTTATGCCCCAATGGAAACATTCGCACACGTGCCATCGCTCACCGGGCTGACATCGCAGAATTGACATGCCTTCAAAAATTCATCCCACGCCTCGGTGTACAGCTCGAAAACCGATACTGCATCGTCGCTGCGGGTATATTTGTCGAACAGGGTCATTCTGTGCGGATTGGTTTTCATCGGCCCGGTAAAGCGGGTCATGTTGACCGTCATGTAGGTGAAGGTCTCCGTCTGCGGCGGGTTATACCAATCATAGTTACTAGTAAAGCTGTCCATCGTTATAGATACGATGTAGTCGTCCGTCTGAATGCGGTTTAAATACATACTGCTCCTCCTTTCTTATTGAAGTGGGGTATTCGGGAAAATCCCGTCGAGGATAAGGTAGCTCCAGGCCATAATGACCAGGACCGCCACACTCCAATCGCGAGCTGCTACAAGCACGTCCTGCCAATACAGCCGGCGCTGCTCGTAAACCTTGCGGGTAAACATTCTCTTCATGCTTTCACCTCCTTCAGTATCTGCTCTACGTCAGCCAGGTTGACGTTGTAGCGTTCGCAGAAAAATTTTGTCGGTATTTTGGCGCGGACGGTGCGGTATCCTTTCTCCTCCAGCTCCTGGTTCAGGTCGTGGATTATGCGATATGCCTCACTGCGGGACACATCGGAAATGGTCCGCACGTCCTCCCAATTCATATAAACCTTCATGTGCTCCTCCTGCATTAGGTCTACAATTCTGGGAAACCAAGCACCTCGTTCGGGGTGGTCCGCATATATTCGCACGCCTTTACTAATACATCAGCCGGCAGCCTTGCGTGACCGTTGAGAATTGAATTCAGCGTTGGCATCTTCATTCCGACAGCCTCCGCAATGACCTGCTGCTTAAAACCGCGGCGATTGATATACTCCTTCAGGGCTGCGTTTATAGTCATTGTATATCC